GAGATTTATGAACGCGCCTTGTTTCGATGTAGAGAGGCTGGGATACCAACCATACGGTTAGGTGGGGTCGAGGCTGACGACATTGCCGCTTACATCGTTGAAAATAAGTATGATTTAGATATTAATACAATCTGGCTAATCAGTTCTGACCGAGATTGGGACCTGCTTCTAGAAGAGGACGTGCATAGATTTTCTACAGTTACGCGAGTCGAGATGACTTTAGAAACTTGGGACTACCCTTGTAGCCCGGAAAATTATATTTCATTCAAGACACTGATGGGTGATAAGGGCGATGATGTTCCTGGGGTCAATGGAGTGGGTCCAGTAAAAGCTGGGCAGCTTATTGAAAAGTACGGCGACATATTCGATATTATTGCTCAGCTACCTCTTCCTGGAAAAGCCAAATATATACAAGAACTAAATGATTCTAAAGACCTTCTCCTTAAGTCCTATGAGCTAATGGACCTTAGATCTTTTAATCAAGCAGCTATTGGGGATAAGCTAGAAACCCTAAAAGAGCAACTGAGTGAAATTTACTCAAGGTAAGGAGAATATATGAAAATTGATTATGGGAAAGACGCACTACTAGACGCGTTTAGTCTAAAGACCCTACAGGATCGGTACATGATTCCTGGTGAAGTATCCCCACAAGATGCTTTTGCTCGTGCAGCACAAGCATTCGCTGATGATGAAGCACACGCACAGCGTATCTATGACTACGCTAGTAACCACTGGTTTATGTTTGCTACGCCAATCCTATCGAACGGTGGTACTTCACGTGGGTTGCCTATTAGCTGCTTTTTGAACTACTGTCATGACAGTAGACAAGGGATCACAGAAGTATTTACAGAAGATGCGTTTCTATCTTCAGTAGGTGGTGGTATTGGTACTTATTGGGGTGACGTTCGTCCTGCTATGTCTAAAACCTCTCATGGTAGTGAATCTACAGGACAAATTCCTTTTATCAAGGTAAGTGACAGTATGATGCTAGCGTTCTCTCAGGGTGTTACGCGTCGTGGCTCTAACGCTGCTTACAGTCATATCTCACACCCAGAGATTGAGGAGTTCTTGGACATTCGTAAGGTTACTGGTGACTTTAACCGTAAATGTCCTAACATACACCAGGGTGTGGTTGTTAATGATAAATTTATGCGTATCATTGAAAAAGCTATGGGCGATAAAGACTACGATGATACATGGGCACTAATTGACCCTAATACACAAAAAGTGGTTAAGAAAGTATCTGCTAAAGCACTATGGATTAAAATTATACAAAATCGTGCTGAACTAGGAGAGCCTTATATCCTCTTTGAAGAAGCGGTTAATGATGCACTACCAGACTTCCAAAAAGCTCTAGGGTTAAAGGTACGCCAAAGTAACCTATGTACTGAGATTACATTACCAACTGATGAAAAGCGTACAGCTGTATGCTGCCTATCTAGTGTAAATGCGGAAAAGTATGACGAGTGGAAAGATGACCCTATGTTTATCTCTGACCTTGTTAGGTTCCTAGATAACGTTATTCAGTACTTTATTGACAAAGCTCCCCCGGAACTATATAAAGCAGTGTATAGTGCACGTCGTGAGCGTTCAATCGGTATTGGGCTTATGGGCTTCCATAGCTATCTGCAGTCTAAAATGATCCCATTTGAAACGCCTATGGCAAAGTCTATTAACATGCAAATCTTTAAGCATATTAAAGAATGTGCGATGGAAGAAACCGCTATTCTAGCGGAAGAGCGTGGACCTTGTCCTGACGCTGCAGGAGAAGCTAATGTTCGAAATGCACACCTTCTGGCAATTGCTCCAAACGCGAGTTCCAGCATTATATGCGGTAATACGTCACCAGGTATTGAGCCATACAGAGCTAATGCTTTTAATCAAAAAACTATGTCTGGAACATCCATGCTTAAAAACAAGCATCTGGAGAAGTACCTAAAGTCTATTGGTAAGAACACTGATGATGTTTGGTCATCTATTATGGCAGCCAAAGGTAGCGTTCAACATCTAGAATGGCTTCCTGACCAAGTTAAGGATACCTTTAAGACGGCTGTAGAGATTGACCAGCGTTGGATTATTGATTTTGCTGCAGATCGTCAGAAGTACATCTGTCAAGCACAGTCGCTAAACCTATTCTTCCCTGCAGATGTTAGCAAGCAGGAGCTTAATTACGTACATATGCTAGCTTGGAAGAAGCGCGTAAAATCGCTTTATTATCTACGTAGTGAGGCATATAGACGCTCTGATAATCTTAGCCAGCAATCAGTTAAGTATCAGTTTGACTTTACTAAACCCGTTGAAGAAGATAGCTGCTTAGCTTGTGAGGGATAAATGAACTTAGAACTAATGGTACTAGACGATGAAATTATCGTGCTTAAAAAAGACCAAGATGCCCATGAAGGTGTCACGTATGAGATTGTTCAGCAGATTGATAGGAAGCGTATAATGTTTCCTAAAGACTGGGAACCAGAAAGGTATTTCTTTCATGTTGACGGAGACTAGAAACTATTATAAACCATTTGAGTACCCTTGGGCGTTTGATTTTTATAAAACTCAACGCAAGCTTGATTGGCATATTGAAGAACTGCCACTAGCGGATGATATTAAAGACTATAATCATAAGCTTGATGAAAATCAAAAGAGACTAATTACTCAAATCTTTAGGTTCTTTACGCAGGCAGATGTGAATGTGGCTGGTGGCTATTGCCAGCATTATCTACCTACTTTCAAAGCCCCAGAAATACGCATGATGATGAGTGTTTTTGCTGCAATGGAAGCTAACCATATTGAAGCATATTCTATGCTAATTGAGACGCTTGGGCTATCTGATGATGAGTATAAGATGTTTAACAACTATAAGGCTATGTCCGATAAGCATGAATATCTAGAGAAGTTTAATATGGATACGCCACGAGACATTGCTAAGTCTCTAGCAGTGTATAGTGGATTTACAGAAGGCGTGCAGCTATTTAGTAGTTTTGCTATTCTTCTAAACTTCCCAAGACATAACCTCATGAAGAATATGGGACAGGTAGTTTCCTGGTCCATTAGAGACGAAAACCTACATGTTGAGGGAATGACGAAGCTATTCAGAACCTATATTGAGGAAAATCCTGAACTGTGGGATGACTCCCTTAAATCGAGTCTATATTCTATTGCAGAACGTATTGTAGAGCTAGAAGACGCTTTCATTGATACCTGCTTCGACGGTGTAACTCTAGAAGATCTACAGCCTGAAGACGTCAAAGGATACATTAGATTTATTGCTAGTAGACGACTTAACCAGCTTGGTTTGAAAGATATTTTCGGTGTCACAACTAACCCACTTCCATGGGTAGATGCTATGATTAATGGCGTTGAGCATACCAACTTCTTTGAAAATAGACCGACAGAGTACGCTAAGGCAGCTACTACAGGTAACTGGGATGACATTTTTTAAATAAGAAAAGCCCTCGGTCTTGCGACTGAGGGCTTTTTTAGTTCTTGACTTGGGTTTCAAAACAGGCTACACTCTAACAATAGGAGATAAGCATGAAAAGAAAAGTAACCCGTAGAAAAGCGATTCGTGGTTCCACCCGCAATTTACCAGATTGGGGTGACTACCGAAAGCCGGACCTACCACCTTGTGGCAATGGCTTTGGTAATAGTGACACGTCATCGAAGTCGATGTTTGCAGTTCTACACAAGGAGCCTGAACACGTTCGTACTGAGATTGAACGTAAGAGCAAGCAAGTTGCACCCGTCTGTAATAAAGGTGCTTATATGTATATTGGGCAATTTGAAGATGTTACAACACTAGGAAGGAAAGTATAATGCCAACAGGTTACACAGCTAAACTATACAATGAAGATCAAACACTAGTAGAATTTCTAAAGACTATAGCTAGGGGCATGGGCTTTCTTATCTCTATGCGAGATGAGCCTATGGATGCTGAAATACCTAAATACCTAGAGCCTGATCCTTATTATAAAGGAGACGTAGAGAGTACCCTAAAACGCATAGAAGAACTGTATAGTATGACGCCAATAGATACAATTGAGGCCGCCGCTCTAGCGTACGAAAAAGAAGAACAATACTTTAAGGATATGCTAGAAAAAGCTGCAGAAAGACGATCCAGGTACCTAAAAATGGAAGAGAACTTACATTCTTGGGTACCCTTTGATAGTGCCTTAATAAACTTGCGTTCTTTTGCACTTAGCCAGCTAAATGACTCTTCGATAGATTATTCGACAGAATTTCTTAGCAGGCCAGAAATATTGTCGGGTAAAGAATGGCTAGAGAAAGAATTGGCCTCAGAGTACCGTCTATTGGCGAGCCGCAGCGAAAGTCTAGCTAAGGAACTTAAGCGTAATAGTGAAGTTAACGATGTTCTTATGGAGTTTCATAATGAGCTTACAAGGCTTTCCAGCCAATTCCATCCTTAGTAAAATCATTAATAAATAATAATTTATGACGGCATTTTTCACGCTTAACTGGCATGGTACTCCAAGTATCCCCCACTATCCAGTCCTGCCCATCATCGTCAGTAACCATAGCAACCATATGATCTACTGATGGGCCCTCAGAACCTACCATAAGGCGCGCGACTCCGGTTGTTGCGCCTTTTTTGTATAGTAGGGCGGCTACTGTGCTAGCAAGCCCATCACAGTCATCAAAGATCGTAATGCCTGCATTTTCTAGGAGCACTTTAGACCAATCTTTCCAAGTATCAGCATACTTTGGGTCATAAGGGTCCTCAGTATACTTAAAACGATCTATAACGTATGTATTCCAATAGACTATATCTTTGAGTTTCATTATTCACACCAAACTTGAACGTAAAGTTCACACTCGATCACGCACCATGGTGAATCTGGGTTTTCAATACACATACGTATATCAGTTTCAGTAATAAAGATATCTTCCTTCGGTGGAAGGGTTACTTCTTCTATATACTGCCCGGGTGGTGCTACCGGGATTGGTTCTGGTGTCGGAGTGTTAGTACACCCCGACAATAGTAGTAATGCTAATAAATATTTCATATGCTTTCTTTCTTATCCTAGGTATGTTGCTATTATTACTAAATGTCCGTATAGAATAGCACCGGTGCTGCTGTCTACTACTGTTAGACCGTAGGTACCAGATACGTCTCCAGAACTTACGAATTTAGAAAAGTTAGGCTCAGCTGAAGTAGCGAGGCTTATACCCATACTAGTACCACTTAGTAGTTCCCAAGAGTAACTGTAAGAACCGGAGCCTCCTGTTACTGTTGCTACTATATCGCCCCAAGACAGGGTAGTTGGGCTAAAATAAGTCTTAATTTTAGTACCTGATATAGATAGGGAGAAGCCGGGGGCAGTACCTGAAAGTTCCGTAGCCCCATAATAAACCTTACCGTCACTAGCCTGGGCCCATTTACCGTTGGTTTTAGTAAGCGTACTAAGTTTGGGGTCTGTTAAGGTAGCACCACCGGGCTTAGGGCCAAACCACTCTATAAGGTCTGAAGATGCACCAAAAGCGGCCCCAACTACTTTCATATAACTACCAACAAAGTTCACTAATACTCCAAGGTTAGCATTTACTCCAAAAGTATTGCCTGTATTTTTTAGAAGACCTGTAGTTACAGTACCTAAGTACCCGGATATTGCTTCTAGGCTACCTACCTTTAGCGTGCTCAGATACGGGTAGCCATACCAAGTAGTTAAGTTAGTGCTTGGGCTATACTTACCAGTGACCTGATACAAACTATTGCCCGTCACAGTAACCGTCGAAGGATTACTAGACCAAGTGACTGCCGAGTGCCCCCACTGAGTACTAGTAGGAAGTGCATCCCCAGAACGCGTAATTGTAGCTGTAGAGCTAAATGCAAAATTAGAGGTATGCTGCATATAAGCAATTCTTGCTTGGTCGCCAGTAGTGCCCGTAGCCCCTGTTGACCCAGTAGCGCCTGCAGCTCCATCCACTACAACAGGTACAGTCTCTATATCTACCTGGGTAGTTGTACCTCCAGCTAGGTAAAGAATACCCCTAATAGCTGCTGTGCCTGCTGGTATGGTATAATTTTTAGAGCTTTCATTACTAGCACTAGTATAAACAGTACTAAAGTTGACCCCGTCAGTGCTTCTAGCAATGATGAATCGCCCAGAATAAGTTGCTGGGGCTGCTGTACCTGTTACAGATTCTGCTGAAAATGTAATAGACGTTGGAACGTAGGCACCTGCTGCTGTTTTTTTAATGGCTGCTACTGAAGGCTTAATTCTATAAACTGTAGTGGTAGCTCCGTCTGCGCCTGCATCAACACGAGTAACTGTAAATCTAGCCACTTTGTCATCATAGGTAGCTCTAGAGGCCACAAAGTCTACATATGCACTAGCAACTGTTAGGCCTGTTACTGTGTATAGCCCACTAATAAATGTGCCTGTAATACCTGTACTAGGCGTAGCTACTATAGTCCAAAAAGCTGTTTTATCTGAAGTACCCTCAAATACGCTAGGCGTAGTAGCTGCTCCAGTCAGATTAGGGCTTAAGCCGTTATAGTTTGCTGGTACACTATGATTTTCATTGCTTAAGTCAAGGCGCACTGAGGTAGAGCCAGAACTACCATCTACTCCGTCACTAATAACTGGAATAGTTTCTACATCTATTAGTGCTGTAGTTGCTCCCGCCTTATATAGCTCTACTTTTATAAATTTAATGCCAGATAGTACTGTGTAAGCATAAGAAGCTTCGTCAGCCCCGCTAGTATAACGTACAGTATAAGCTGACCCGTCAATAGAGGTACTAATTATAAATCTGCCGCTATACGAAGCTGTGCCCGTCTCAGACACAATATTACCCGTAAATGTAACAGCTGACGGAGTATAAGAACCAGAGTTCTCAATAACAGAATTTGTAGCGGTACCAATACGATATACAGTAGCTGGTGTACCATCTAGTCCTGCCTTAACCTTAGAAAGACTGAATCGAACAGTTTTGTCCGAGTAGCCTGCCCTAGTCATAATAAAGTCTACGTACCCAGAATCTACTGTAAAAGTATCAATTTGGTAAGAATATCCAGTTAATGTGCCAGTAACTCCCGTACTTCGGATTACAGTGCCAACTGTCCAGAAAGCTGTTTTATCAGCCCCACCAGAGTAGACAGCAATAGTAGTAGCTGCTCCAGTCAGATTAGGGCTTAAGCCGTCATAGTTTGCTGGTACGCTGTGTGTTTCATTGCTTAGGTCCACAATAGTAGTATCAACTACCAAGACCCACGCGGGACCGGCTGCATTCCATCTATAAAAGTTATTATCTGTACTGTCTATTACAGTCTCACCATTGTAAATTCCTGTGTCTGTTGTAATATCCACAGTTCTGGTACCTGCGGCGCCATTAACAATTTGAGTCCACTCAGTGCCATTCCAACTAAATAATACCGAGTCTGTAGTTCTAATCCAAAACTTACCAAGCGTAGGGCTTACTGGAGGATCTACACCCCTAAATACTTCATTATCTAAACCGTCTTGTGTCTTACTTAAAGACTGAACTTTTTCAACTGTGTATGTTTCCCCGTTAGGGCCAACTATATAAATGGTGTAAACAATAGAAGCATATACACCAGCTAAAACAGTATGATCTGGCCATCTACGAATGTTACCAACCGTAGTAGCGGTACTAACATCAATACCAGTAGCAACTGCGTCAACCCTAAAAGAGACAGGATCGTAAGTTACTGTATCATCATAGGTAGCTTGGGTAGCACCAATGTACACGGATATATCTGTGCCAGAACCCGTATAGTCAATTGTGCCCCCACTATCTTGTGGTAAAACGTGCGCCTCGTTAGACATAATAACAGTTATACCATCTAAACCCCCTGCTCCAGGCTTAAGACCATATAATGTTATCATGTCAGTAGCAACTACAACCGCATCGGATGCACCCTCTCTAAGGTTACACTGAATAAGGTCTGGCATATTACTATGATTTGCCTCAGGAGTATAGGTGTAAGTAGAAGTAGTAGTATTTTGGCTCGAAACCCCGTCCTCTAGGAATTCATAGTATAGAACTCCCGAAGTATTCCTAGCAGTAGCTGTTACTGTTGCAGAAGTTGGGCTTGGTGTGTCTCCGACTGCTGTATACGTAAAAGCCTGAACACTAGTAGTTAAATTTACTTGACGAGCAGACTCGCCACTACCTGCAGCTCCGGTAGCACCAGCCTTAGACTTCGTTAAAGTCTGGTACTTAGTTACAGTGTTAAGATTCTCTAGATTGATGGTAAGCGTAATCACAGCTGTGTCAGCAGCCGACATACTACTACCAATAGCCATTGAGGCATCAGCCCCTACAGTAGTAATACTACCTGCAGTAATGTTAGATCCTGAAGCAGTAACCTTAAACTCCCCCGCTCCGGGGGTAGATGTAGTATGCGTCAGCCTAGTTGCGCCTTTATAAGCCTCAACAATTGTACCGGACCCAGCATAGCTAGAAACGGTACCAGTGTTGGACGCAGGCACAGTATGAGCTTCATTAGCTACTACAATAGTATACCCGTCTACCCCGTCTACCCCGTTATCCCCGTCTACCCCGTTATCCCCGTCTACCCCGTCTACCCCGTTATCCCCAGGTAATCCAGGCTTAATTGCAAAGATAGTAATTGTATCAAAAGCCACAATTGTGCCACCATTCGTGGCAGATACGCCAACCCAGTAATTATTAGCAGGGCTGAAGTAGTTCGTAGGGCTATCTATAGCTTTATAATCGGTAGTACTACTAGCCTGAAGTACAGTACCAGCAGCATCATCCTCACGGAAGGTGTAGTATGGTGTGTCAATACCTTGAGCTGCAGCAGTTAGTGTAAAACTAGTAGGAGCTGGCGTAAGCCCTGTAGCTGCATAGTTAATAGAGTAGTCGTTAGCGGTAAGCTTTAGGGTAACTGCGTCCACCCCACCACTACCAGCAGCGCCTGCTAATGATTTAGCGAAGCTTTGAAGCTTAGTATATTCTGTCTCAGTACCATCTACTACGGTAATTGTAAGAACAAGCTTACCACTTATAGCCTCCAGGTCCATAGCTGTTAAATCTGCTATAGTTACTATGTTACCTGTACCGCTTATGGCGCCGGCTGTCACGTTCGTAGCAGCTGCACTTACGTGGAATGATGGGTCGTCGAAAGAAGGAGTACCATCATACGGTATAGGGGTAGCACCTTTGAATACTTGTATTGTTGTACCTGAGTCTGTTAGCACTGGTGCACTACCGTCTGCCTGAGCAGGTACGGTATGAGCCTCGTTACTAACTATAATCGTAATAGCATCAGAACCCTGCTGTACACCAAATAGAGTGATAAGGTCAGTAGCTACAAGAGTAGCATCCTCAAACATATCAACTTCAATGACGTCTGGCATCTCATCAAAGTCTTGTGCTGTGTATGCAAACGTAGGGCTTGAGCCCTCCTGAGAGTATATCCCGCCATCAACTTTAAAGCCGTAAGTTACTGTACCTACTGTATTAAATGGTGTTGCTGTGATTGTAGCAGTATCAGAGCCTACTACAGTACCACGTGCTGTATACTTAAAAGCCTGAGCAGTAGTAGATAGCTTAACACTGCGTGATTGCTCACCTGTACCGCTGATCCAGTTAGTACCATTCCAGGTATAAATAAGGCCGTCTTCAGTATTGATAACAACTTGACCTTCGTAGTTACCCGCTACTGGTAAGCCATCTACAAACTCTAAAGGGGTTGTCGAGGTACCTGATACAGTATAGTATGTTTCCATACTATAAGTGCTACCTTGACGGAATACTTTACCAATGATGGTATCGTTAATCTTATCTGCGTCAAAGCTGGGGGTAAATACAGTATATAGTAAGCTGGGAAATAGCTGACCTAGACCTGCTGATGTTAATTCAATTGCAGTACCACCTATTGTAGTAGCAATAGTGAAAGTATCTGTAGTTACACCACGAATATAGTAAGTGGTACCACCAGTGATACCACCCGGCGGTAAGCCGTCAGACATAAATTTAATAGGCGTATCATTAGACATACCGTGCCCAGGAGCAGTAAATACTCCTGGGTTAGATACGGATACACTCTGTACTGGTGGGATACGTGCTGGGTAATTATCAACAGTGAGAGATTGTGCACTGTTATAAGCTAAAATTGTAGCCCACGTATCCCCTATTTTAACAAGGCTACCAGCAGAGTTTTCTAGGCTGCTGAACGCAGAACTTAAATCAATAAGCTTTGCGTTAATCATCATAGCAGACGTAGAAATAGGCGCATCATTAACACCATCAGCGTCTAAATCAGAGAGGTCCCTGAAATAGACTGCGTTTTGGTCTACACGCTGCTCTAGAAGTCTAAATCCAAACTCTAGGTCATAGGTAAGATACGCATACCCACCGTCTTCGATTGCTGTTAGTGCTAAACTTGTAAAGCTCATGCGAGTTCCTTATGCGTTGGGTGCTGTAAATACAAAGCTAGTAATAGTAACAGTACCCGCTGCTACAATACTTACAGTGCTGAGGGTAATATCTCCACCCCCACCTGTTGCTGTGACAGTACCACGCATAAATAGCGTAGTACCGTCACTCGCATAAAGACACCAATGCCCCGCTGTACCAGTGGCGTCTGCGGAAGAGTCTGTCCAAGTACCTGTAAGCCCTTTAGTACCTGATGACGCTGCTGCCAGCCAGTCAGACGGAAGGTTTAAAGTAGATACCACAGTACCTGTATTGGAGTCCCCAATATTAGTAGGCTTGCCCCCAGTTCTGAATTCTAGTACTGGGCTAGTGCCAATTGTTGTCTCAATAGTATTGAGGATAGCATTTCTTAATGCTACGGCCATATTAACTGCCATTTAGTTCCTTTCTTTTTCTTAGACTGGTGCTACAATTATTGTATAGCCTACATAGTTTGTTCCAGTACTTCCTGAGAATATACCAGGATCTTCAGTGCCTGCAGATACGTTAGACTTATATGCAATAGCGCTTGACAGGCTTCTATCGACATTAGAGTACTCTGCATCGAAAGTGTACCCAGCAGGTGCGCCAAGACCAGAGTTATTTGCCCTAGCTGCGCCTGTAGATATAACCAAGCTATTAGCAGAGTCCACCGTACCACTAGCTGTATTAAGACCACTAGCGGAGTTAATAATAACTACAGTAGAGTCATCTATTTCCAGGTCTCCGTTACCATTTACTGTACTACTGAATTGGGCTAAGTCAGCACCTCGAATAGCAAATATAGTATTAAGGGTAGCTGAGTTACCATTTCGGTACGTTAAAGTACCTATGTTACCTGCAGTTACTATCATGTAACTCATATTCCATGCAGTAGCAGAGGAACCATTAGTACCTATTAGAGACCACCCATCCTCATTTACAGATCGCTGGCCGCCAGTACCTGAATTAGTGTAGAAGCCTATGGCGTGAGCTATAATTACGTCGCCTACTGCAATGGATTCTGCAGCTATATCATACAATGCCACACCATTAGTAGAGCCACTCCATTCTAAAGTAGGAGAAGATGCTGCCCCACCTACAGTACCAGCACTCGATAGACCAAAGTCCCCAAGTGTAATACTTGCAGCTCCAGTGATTACAGAAGGTGGAGTAGAAACAGTACCAGCACTTGATAGACCAAAGTCTCCAAGTGTAATACTTGCAGCTCCCGTGATTCCAGAAGGTGGAGTAGAAACAGTACCAGCACTTGATAGACCAAAGTCTCCAAGTGTAATACTTGCAGCTCCCGTGATATCATCAATTGCCTCAGGGGTAAATGTACCAGCACCAGAGATACCAAAGTTGCCAAGTGTAATACTTGCAGCACCTGGTATAACCCCAGGAACGCTAGAGTCATCAATAGAGACGCTAACATAGTCTACGCCATTATCTAGGGTTAGGGTAAAGATCTCTGGGCCTTCGGCAGTTTCATCCTCTGTAAGGTCAAAGGTAGCACTTGCAGTACCACCACTTATCGTAAAGGTTCCTGTTAGGCTTGCCCCGTCAATATCACCGGAAGATACACCAGTAATCGTGTAGTCAAACTCTTCTGCATCGGCTACCCCAATAGTACTTAGAGTAACTGTAATACTACCGCTCTCATTTACTGAGTAAGCAGAAGCACTTAATGAGATAGTTGCTCCCTCATATAACCAACCAGGTGCCATCCACTGCTTGAGAGTGCTGCTTCCAGTATCATACCAGAAGTTATATTTTTCAATAGCTAATGGTTTGTACTGGGATACATATACGTTTCTACCACTGTCGGCTGTAAATTTATAGTTACTAGAGGTCTCGATTGAGCCCCCCGATAGCTTAATAGGTCTATCAAATATACCACCCTTAGGCAGCACAAATGCTAGATCGCTAGCCTTTCTAGAAGTAAAAAATACAGTTACTGTCGTGCGGGCTGGGTTAGATATAGGCCCAACGTTACTCTTAGCACGAATAGTAAAATCGTATCTACCCTCTAATACGTTGGATATAGTGTATGCATTAGCTGACTTAGGTACTGTAACTCTTTCTGAGACTCCTGAGGGCGTAACCCAAGAAATCTCATATATGTCAAAGTTTTGATATAAAGTAGGGATATTACCCACCCAAGTTTTTGGTCCTACCCAAGACAATGAAATAGCTGGCGCAGCAACACCCCCATTTTCATCACTAGTAGATATGGAGGATGTTACTATTCCAGTAAACATAGTAACTGGGGGTACCTCAGTATACCTAGGTACTTCCGGCTGTGCTGGAGAAGTTATAAACTCTTCGTCTACTAAGTCAAATTTAGCGTTATAGTGTTCCGCGGCTGTAATATTATATAGCCCTGGGGATTCTTCTCCTATAGACAAAATCTTATAAGCTTTAGAGCTACCAGCAACCAAGGCTCCAGACTTTTTAACTGTAATAGCCCAAACAACTTCGCTCTCTGGAGCCGAAGTAAATGAACCAGTAATATTAAGTACAGAAGTACTGGAAGGGCTGTTAGAAATTGGCCTAGATTCTATATGCGCATCAGCAGCGAACTGTACATCTACAGGGTCCCCCGAGTCATCTATAATAGCACTAGCCTTTTCTTCTGAGTCTATAAGTACTGCATCAATTGTAGCAGGCAATTGGTCCCCAGCACTATAAGAGGTACCATTTATTACTGCAGTATTTTGTACTAGATAAACTGCAGGGCCCACTATAAACACGTGTAGCGTATAATCTTCCCCAGAGTATAAAGTTACGTTACTATCCACAGTAACCTGGCTAGTAGTAGCGCTGATAATTCTGCCAGAGTACCTAATTGCGTTCTTGTCGGCGTCTTGGATAGTTACTATAGACCCTGGCTTAATGTAAGCTGCGCCTTCTCCAGTTTTAAAGCTAACAACTTCTTTCTGCATTTTAGACGTCAGTAACTTCCACTTACCGTAACGAATCGCTTGGCTTTTGGAAGTAGCACCAAAAGCCGTAACTTCCTCAGAAAAAATACGGGTGTTTTTAACCATATCTTCTATGTCGTCTACTAGCTCAACGTCTTGCTCATAGAAATTATCCTTATTATTGTAGCGTACCACAATTTGATTAGGTCTAGTTTTGTTCCCTGTGCCTTCGTAAGAAAATAATCCTCCCTCAATATTACCCTTTGTAAAAGCATAAACAGGCTCTGCAGGTCTATCCCCCTCTAAAATAAGTTGGCCATCTACCCAGTAGGGTAGAGCTAGCATTATAGTACTGAAATCTTTTATAACTTTGTACGCTTCAGTAGCCTGGGTTAGATAGACTCCACATGTGAACCGCGGTTCGTACCCGCCGTTACCATCGGGTACTAGTTCATCGCAATAACGAGCTAAGGAATAAAGTGAATAGTCATTAATATTATCTGAGCTCATCCAATGGCCAAGCCCCCAGCGTTTATTTACAAGTATCTCTCTTAGGTTCCATACTGGGTTATTGCAGTAGCCTGTTATTAGTTCACCATTCCATAACTGGTAAGTAGTTTCTATAGCTCCAGTAGTAGTATTGCGAGTATACTTTGCTATCCCATCTTCAGCCTGTTCCCGTGTAACATAGTTAGATGGAATTTGAGTTCTTACACCGTAACAGTGGTAAGCTCGTTCCGGGAATTCTCCAGCAAACTCTTTACTATCAAAACCTACAGCAGCATAACCAGATAGTGGGTAAGAAATTTTGTCATTAATAAACGCTTGAACAGCCTTAAGGCTAGTACCAGCGATAAATTGATCGTTATTATACTCCATGTTATCCGTAGTTACTTTACGGATAATAATTTGAAAGTCTGTAAACGGTTTATACTCTTCTACGCTCCACCTAAAATCAAAGTCAACTGCTGATTTAGATTTAGAGGCTATAGTACCAGTAACTTCTGGGCCCCCTTTATAGAATGTACCGGAGTCTAACGATATTAAAATATTGGCGGCGGCTATTTGTGCGTCTGTAGGCCCATAAATTAACTCTTCTTTAGATACTTCACCGTTAGAATACTTAAAAATTATTTGAAAAACCGCTTTATGCACTCTTGGGTCACCCTCTGCGTTGGCAGCATATAAGCCACCAGGAGCGGCAATAGTAACCAGTAATTCATCAACCTCATTGATTGCCCCAGGAGCTATCTCACTAGCATTAGTTACTACCTCAGGGCCTCCAGAAGCACCAGTAGGTCTCTCCATATTATATTTACCCCAGCCAGATTGTGTAAACCTAAATAAATTGGCAGCTGCAAAATACGGGGTATATTGTTTAATCTCAACACTCTTAGCAACGCCTAAGCTAGCATTGGTAAACCCTGGCATAGTAGTTATTGGAGGCTGATCAATAGTACCCCCCCTAAATTCTACCTGAGCAAAGTCAAAGTTTCTATCATCGCTAGAACCTGAAAGATTATCGGAGCTACTATCTATAAGGGCTCTTATGGTACCAGTAAGATTAGAGTAATTTGGAATACTAGAAACTGTGAAGACCGTGAGCGCTGTTGCTCCAGGTAATGTATAGCTTACATAGCTGCTGGTAGGGGAGTAGTGATCAAAAGTTATAACACCGTTAGTATTACCAGGAATTGCAGGGGAAATTATAGCTTGCGTGTCGCTAATTCTAGATACTACTCCACCTACATAGTCGCCGCCCCCAATAGCGCCGCCAGTAATTCTTATTTTGGGAATAAATGCACCGCGAGCGCCAGAAGCCCCATTAATCATAGCATCGGTAAAAAAATTACCTGAAGTAGTTACTGTGCTTTGTGTGGCTGTAGATGTAACACTAGCTATTGTAGCCTGCCCACCACCTTTGTACACTAAAATAGGTACATTGGTACCCACCGCGGGGTACTGTATATCCACTACAAATTGAGTAGCGCTATTTAGTGTTATATTTCTAGCAGAATATGCGACGGATTCTACTTTAGTTTTATTACTTTTATTAACAATTGGAGTTCTGTTTAGATAAACAGAGCTAAGGCCGTCCACTAACTCGATTTGCCCCTCACTTATGAGGTCATAAGCAATACCTGTTGATGCTGTATTTCCTGAAACTGCCATTAAAATCCCCCAATAGTTCTATTATAGCCACCGCCACCGCCTCCGTGGATAAAACTAGTACCAAAATCTCCCTGGGTTGATACATAAGTAAAACCCCTATTTCGTAGTCCGCTAACAGTACCAGAGGCAATAATCACGCCCCCTACAATCATTTCCCCTAGTAGTACTGGTACGATGTTATTTTGCGCTACTGTGTTTTCCGGCCCATTA